TCCTCCGCCGACAAATATCATTGGACGTTCAAGGACGGCGCGACCTTCGATTATGACCGCGGTTCGCATGCGTTGGCGGTTACGCTGCCTGCGGGCGGCACGATGAGCATCTGGGCGAACGGCGCGACGATTCAGATCGACGCCTCCGGCAATATCAATCTAACGGCGGCGGGGAATATCAACCTGGTGACGAGTAGCCATAACGATTCGGTCAACGGAATTATCAACACCTACAATAGCCATACGCATCCGGACCCGCAGGGCGGCAACACCAGCGCGCCGACGCAACAGATGGCATGAGCAGTAGGCGGAACACGAAGATGATGCGGGGTGGCACAGGCTTTAGCCTGTGTTTCTGGATATCCTTCATCGGATCACAGGCTAAAGCCTGTGCCACTTAAGAATATTGAGTGAAAAGAAATGTCGGCGGGATCGATAACACCTGCGGATATACAGTCGGCGGACTGGTCGCTGATGCTCGACAGCTCGTCGGTGAGTCAGGCGGCGGCGGCCGGATTGGGCAGTGTCGTGCAGGGCATCGCCGACGTGAATCAATGTATCGCGATTATCCTGGGCACGCCGAAAGGGGCGGATCCGTTGCGTCCGACGTTCGGCGCCGACATCTGGCAGTATATCGACTACCCGATTCAGGCGGCGATTCCGGCGATCGCGCGCGAGATAACCGAAGCGATAACGCTGTGGGAACCGCGCATCCGGCTGTTGTCGGTGCGCACGGGACTGGTGGGCAACGACGCCTCTGCCAATCGCAACGCTCATCTGCAGATTACGATCGTATGGCAATTGAAACTCAACTCGGGTGATCCAAATCGCGTGACGATTACTATTCCAGGGAGATTACACTAGTACTAGGCGAGCTTGCGAGCCTAGCAAAGGAGTCTGCGACGTACGCACAGCGAACGGAGAGAGCGATTAAAAAGAGTACGCAGAGGCGCCCTCACCCTCACCCTCACCCTCACCCTAACCCTGATCCTCTCCCTGGACATCAGGGGGGATTAAGAGCGTGGCGTATTAGAGGGGCCTTGTAGCCAGCCACGGCGTGCGCGTGCGGCTTTAACAGACCGAATGTCAAGTGAAAAATGCGCGCGCGAGGCTTCGGGACCGAATATCAAGTGAAATAAATGGCTATCAATCCCACATGGTCGCCGAATGCGCCGGTCACGGCGCAAAAGGTGATTATCGACGCGAACAATAATGTGCAGCAATGGACCGGCGTCGATGGCACTACCGGCGCGGCTGTTCCGAATTGGTCGACGACCCTTGCCGGCTTCACACCGGACGGCACCGGCGGATGGACGCTGGTAGTTATAAATCCGCTGACGGCGCCGCCGCTCACCGGCCTGATGCCGTTACCGCTTCCGGTGTTCGTCGCCGACTCCGACGGGCTCGACCCCAACGCGATCCTCAACGACATGGTCAGCTCGTTCCAGAACCTCGCAGGGCGCACGCTGCAGCCGGCGCAGGTCGAGCGATTGCTGATCAACCTGTACGCCTTTCGCGAGTCGCTGGTGCGCAACCAGATCCAGAATACGGGACTGCAGAGCCTTCTGGCTTTCTCGAGCTTCCCGATGATCGACTATCTGGGTCAGCTGCTCGGCGTGACTCGTCTCAATGCCCAGGGCGCATTAACCACGCTGCAATTCACGCTTAATGCCGCGCTCACCGTGCCGATTACGATTCCGGCCGGTACTCTCGCCGGCACGCAGGACGGCCAGGTGGCATTTGCGACCAGCGCCGCGCTGACGATTGCGGTGGGCGCGAACGCCGGCTCGGTCGCCGCAGTCTGCACGACTCCGGGAACGATCGGCAATGGCTATGCGGTGGGACTAGTCAGTGTGCAGCTCAATCCGAACGTGCAGATTTCCGCAGTGAGTAATACGACGGTGACCGGCGGCGGCGCGGCGCCCGAGACGGACGCCCATCTGCGCACGCGCATTCAGGCCGCGCCCAATCAGTTCAGCGTGGCGGGTCCGACCGGCGCCTTCCGCTTTTTCGCACTGGGCGCGGACCCCGGCATTATCGATGTGCTGGTATCGTCGCCGCAGCCGGGCACGGTCAATGTGTATATCCTGACCGGGCCGATTACTCAGCAGCCGGCCACCGCGCCGAACAGTGCAGGAATCGCCAACTCGGCGCTGATCGCCAAAACGCTCACCGCGCTGTCGGCCGACAAGGTGCGTCCGTTGACCGATACGGTCGTGGTGCTCGCGGTGACCGAAGTTGATTACACGATACAGGGCACGGTGACGCTATACTCCGATGCGGATCCGGTGACGACGCAGAACCTGGTGCAGAGCGCAGCCGTGCAATTCGCGATCAACCTCGCATCGCGGATCCAGCGCGATATCGTACCGGAGGAAATTATCGCCGCATTGACCACGTCGGGCGTCTATCGCGTGGCGCTCACGGCGCCGGTTTACACGCCGCTCACGACCGGCCAGTGGGCGAACTGCACGGCGATCTCGCTGACCTTCGTGACCGGCACGGAGCACAGCTAATGCTTTTTTCACTTGATATTCGGTCTGTTAAAGCCGCAGTCGCTTTTTTACTGAATACGTGTGCGGCTGAATTTATGGGTATCGACTGAAACAGCCTTGTAGCCAGCCGCGGTGCTCGCGTGCGGCTGGGATTATGAATATCAACTGAAACAAATGCCAGAACTGAGTCCATCGCCGGCGATCAACGATGTGCGCACGAAGGCGCTGATGGCGCTGATTGCGCGCGTCGGACATATCGATTTGACGCCGCTGCTCGTCTATCGCCTCGATTCGTTGATCGATTCGGCGGTGATTCCGATGGCGTGGCAGTTCGACATGCTCGCGCCGCAATGGCAGTTGCTCGCGCCGGCGCAGACCGCGAGCAGTTGGGACGCGCTGACCAATATCGACACGCTGACGAATATCGATACGCTCGCCGATGCCAGCCTCAGCGTGACGACCAACTTCGGCGAATTGCGCGCGCTGCTCAAGCAGGCGATCCCGCTGCATCGCACGCTCGGCACGCCGTACGCAATCAAGACCGCCCTGGCCGCTCTCGGATGGACGGCGACGCTGCTCGAGGGGCAATCGAGCTGGGGCGGCACGCAGTACCCGGCGAGTCAGGGATGGGCGGTGTTTCGCGTCCTGATAGCGCTGACGGCGAATCAGAGCGTCGGCGTGAACGACGTGACACGGATCATCGCCGCAGTGAACTTTTTCAAGCCAGTGCGTTCGTGGCTCGACTCGGTCTATTTCACGTTGCCGCCGATAATCGACGTGCTGATTCCAGCGCCGGGCGACTCAGTGGTTTCGAGCTTCTCGCAGGTCGATCTGCTGCTTCCCGCGCCGGGCGACCTCATCGTGGCGCCGGCGTGGCCGGTCAGCGACAGCAAGACGATCATCGCGCTGCACAACCGGCGATATTACCACGGTATCTCGCTGACCTATGGGGCAAACCAGCCGCATGTCGTCGACTCTGGCGTAGTGGTCAATGGAGTGGCTATTTCACACCTGCTGTGAGGAGCAAGGACGAGGTAAGGCGCGCGGGTGCGGCTTTAACAGACCGAATGTCAGGTGAAAAAATGAATCAACTTCTTCTTGAGCGGATGGAGCGAGCGATGCGCCAGGGACAGCGGCCGCATGGAAGCGTGCGGCTATACGAGCGCGGCAAACTCCTGTGGGAACGCGACAATCTCTTCGTCAATGCCGGGCTGACGGTGCTCGCGAGTTTAATCTCCGGAGTTACCGCGGGCGAGATCGCCGCCGCAGTCGGCTTCGGCTCGGGCGCCGCGACGCCGGCGGTTACCGATACCGACCTCACGGCCGCGCCAAAGTACTACAACGCCGTCGGCACTCACATGATCGGACCGAGCGGCGGCGTCGCGAGCGGGAGTGTCCTGTTCAATTATTCACTCCTCACGACTGACTATGGCGCCAACGGCATGACTGTTAGCGAACTGGGATTGTTCGCTGGCACCGCGACGCTGCCGGCCGCGATCGGCACGACCAATCCGGCGTGGGCGGCCAGCACCGCAAAAGTCATCGGCAATCTGATCGTTGATTCCAACGGCAATATTCAACGATGCACTACGGCGGGAACGACTGGCGCGAGCGCGCCGGCCTGGGTGACCACGCTCAATTCGACCACCAACGACGGCACGGTGGTGTGGACGCTGGTCGCGATGCATACGGCGCCGGCTCCGATGATTGCGCACGTGGTTGTGCCTGCGTTTCCGTACAGCGGAACGGGGAATTATTGG